GAACTGGAGACTTAGCTACACCATTTAGTGCAGCAGTAAGTTAATAATTAATTTAGTGTGGGGCTTCGGCCCCATGCTTAAATTTTAAGGAGAAAAATATGAGTTCAGATCAGAAGTTTACTACAATAACCAGCACAGGACAGGTTAAAACTATTTCTGGTGGATCTACTAATATGGGTCCATGTAGAGTTACTTACATTCAGTGTGAAGGAGTAAGTGGTTCTAAATTAATTTTAAGAGATAGTAGTGACGGTAGTGGAGCAAAAGTTTTTGAAGCTGATTTTGGTACAGAGGGTTTAGATATTTATATGCCTGGAAATGGTATTAGATTTGAATCAACTTTACATGCTACAATAACAAATACTACATCTGTTACTATTGGCTATACTGGCTAGGAGGGTAAATGGCTAACACTACCTCGGGCACAACAATTTTTGATAAAAATTTTTCTATTGATGAAATAATAGAAGAGGCTTTTGAAAGATTAGGCATTCAAAATGTGTCTGGTTATCAATTAAAAACATCTAGAAGATCTCTTAACATAATGTTTCAAGAGTGGGGTAACAGAGGTATTCACTATTGGGAAATAGGAGATACAAATATTGATCTTATAGAGGG